AGACGACAGAAAAGGGAAGGTCTGCGGGATATAAGCAAATAAAAAATTTAAAAAAACAATTTAAGGATATGGCAAAAAAAATAATGTTTTCAAAAGATATCTTCATATGACCAAGAAACCTATAGAACTTACTGAAGACCAGCGGGCATTTATAGATAATAATGCTCGAAACATTACCGACTTAATTGAGCTTACTCGAGCTGTATTTATGGACGACTCTCTGGATGGAAGAACTAAAGAGGGGCGGGCAGTTAGGGCGTACCTTATAGAAAAGGGAACCGAATTTAGTACAACCAAAAACGCCCCCGCTAAAGAAGTAAAGCTTAGCGAAGAAAATAAGGAATTCGTAAAGGTTCATGCTTCGGATGGAATGAATGCGTTTCAAATTGCAAAAATTATTTTTGCAGATGAAAAAATTACCCCTTTAAGCAAGGAGACTATGGTCGTTGCGGATTACATTAGGGACGAAATGCCTTCGAGTTTGTCTCCCGAGGATTCCGCTAGAGGGGTCGAGTATTTACCTCCCACTTCAAGGCTGGCGACTATAAAAAAAATAAATTCTACCGCGTCTGTATCTCTTGATAAAGACAAGCTAACAAGAATGGAAGAAGTTTCTATAGATTTTATGCAGGGCATTCTTGCATCTCCTAGATTTTTGTATCAAATCAATAGTTATAGCGACGCCCACGACAGGAAGCTTTTTGAGGCTGAATTTGTTAGGGCTTGCTGGGATAAGCCTGACTTAACTCCAGATGAAATTAATTTATATATAAATGTATGCATGGACTACATTAATTTAAAGCAAATTGAAAAGCAAAAACTTAAATTGAATGAAATGTTTGATGACGCTGAGGAGGGAAACGATTTCACTATAAGACTTACCGAAATTTTAAAAACCAAGAGCGAAGAGTATAATCAATGCGTGGGAAGAATAGATAGAGTGATTACCAAACTTCAGGGAGATAGAGCCAAGCGGCTTAATAGCAAGCATAAAGAAACTGCAAATATTCTTGCGCTTGTAAAACTATTTCAAGAAGAAGAAGAGAGGGAGATAATGATTAAAATGGCAGAAATGCAAAACAGGGTAATAGAGGAAGAGGCTGATAGGCTGGAGAGTATGCCTAGCTGGAAGGCTAGAATACTGGGAATCTCCAAGGGGGATGCAATATAATACAAGAAGACTAATGGATGATTCGGGCCTAGAGTGCAAAGAGTGCGGTCAAAAGTTTAAGACTGAAAGGTCACTTCATGCGCATATAAAAAAGCACAACCTAACTGTAGCAGAATACTATACAAAATTCTTTCCTAGAAAAAACTTACTTACAGGAAGCCTGATGCCATTTAAGAATAAAAAAGACTACTTCTCTAAAGATTTTTCAAATTCTTCTCAGCTTAAAGCGTGGTTCGAGAGGGAGGGCGTTTGCGACAAAACTAAAGAGTATATTTTAAGCAAATTAAAAGGCATTATTAGCGACAAGGAGTTAAGCTTATCTCCGTCTCATTTGGATTTGATTCTGTCGGAACTACCTACTGTTGACATGTACAAGCTGTGCTTTGGCAGCTTTAGTGAAGCGTGTAATCTTGCAGGAACTAAACCTAGATTTCCAGATAATATTGTTAAGGGTTTTTTTGAGTCGCAAGATAATTACGATAATATGGAAATATTTATAGATACAAGAGAGCAGAAGCCTCTTAATTTTAATAAATCTAAAAGCCTTAAGTTAGATTTCGGGGATTATACGGTTGGTGGAACAAATTACGATTATACTTATGTAGACAGAAAGAGCGAAGGCGATTTTAAGTCTACCATGTCTGTGGGATTCGATAGGTTTAAGAAAGAGCTTGAGCGGGCAAGGCAGTTTAATAGTTTTTTATACATTGTAGTGGAGAGTAACGTAGAAAAAATCAAAAAAAATAATGTGTTTGCTCCTCATAAATCAAACCTAGCTTACATATTTCATAATGCAAAACTGTTGATGCGAGAGTATTCTGATGTCTCTCAGGTCATATTTTCTGGAGGAAGAAAGGCTTCTGAGTATTTAATTCCAAGGCTACTGGGATTTGGGAAGTCTTTGTGGACGTGCGATATGCAGTATTTTATAGATAAAAGAATTCAAGAAAAATGAGCTGGGAAATAGGAAGTCAAATCGCTCGAGAATCTTATTCCAAGATCAACGAAGAGATATTATCAAAGAAAGGATATCTAGAGGAAAGAGAAGCAAAATTATTGCTGTATAAATTCTTAAGGGGAAACACAACATTCGCTACTGATTTAATTGCTGGAGTTAAGCTATTTCCGTTTCAGCATATGGCAATTAAGTCAATGTTCCAAACTGATTATTTTCTGGGGGTGTGGAGTCGGGGTATGTCTAAATCGTGGACTACGGGAGTTTTTGCGTTCATGGATGCAATGCTTAATCAGGGGGTGCAGATAGGAATTCTCTCAAAATCATTCAGGCAAGCGAAGATGATTTTTAAGAAAATTGAAGATATCGCCAATAAGCCCGAAGCTGCTTTTCTGTCGCAATGTATTACCAAAACCTCAAAGACTAATGACCAGTGGACGCTGTCCATTGGAGATAGTCAAATTCACGCATTACCTTTGGGTGATGGAGAAAAACTGAGAGGCTTTCGTTTTCATAGGATAATTATCGATGAGTTTTTATTGATGCCAGAAAGAATTTATAACGAAGTTATTATTCCGTTTTTGTCGGTTGTTGAAAATCCTACACAAAGAGACGATTTATACAAGCTAGAGACAAGTTTAATAGAAAAAGGAGAAATGAAAGAGGAGGATAGGTACGTATGGCCAAACAATAAGCTCATAATGTTGTCCTCTGCATCGTATAAGTTTGAGTATATGTATAAGGTTTATGAGCAATTCGATAACCTCATTCAGGCAGGAAATAAAAGTCCTACTGAGGCTAATAGGGTTGTTATGCATTTTAGTTATGACTGCGCCCCGCAGCAGCTCTATGATCAAAACCTAATTGATCAAGCTAAAGCCTCAATGAGCCAGTCTCAGTTTGACAGGGAATTTGGTGCGGTATTCACCGATGACAGTTCTGGCTATTTTAAAACATCAAAAATGGCTGCATGCACTGTAGAAGAGGGATCTCCTCCTAGTGTTGAAGTAAAAGGGGACGACGACTCAAAATACCTAATGGCCTTTGACCCGAGCTGGGCAGAAAGTGAGAGTAGCGACGATTTTGCAATACATGTATTTAAATTGAATGATAAAACCAAGCAAGGAGTTCTGGTTCATAGTTATGCGCTTGCTGGGGCACCAATGAAGCAGCATATAAATTACATGCATTATTTATTAACAAATTTTAATATAGTATCAATAGTTGGAGACTATAATGGTGGAGTTCAGTTTTTAAGCGCCGCAAACGAAAGCGCAAAATTTAAGAATGACGGGATTAAAATTGAATTAATAGATGCAAGCTGGGACGATATTGACGATTATCAAAAAGCATTAATTGACGCCCGAAAACAATACGATTTAAAGGGCAGGAGAATATGTGTGCTTAGGAAGCCTAGTAGCGCTTGGATTAGACGGGCAAATGAATTACTTCAAGCCAACTTTGACCATAAAAGAATATGGTTTGCGTCAAAGGCTATAGATGAGTATTATGAATGCCAGAGAAAGAAAAAGATCCCAATTAAGGACTTAAAGTTTTCCAATATTATTGACAAGGAGAAACAAAGCAATTCCGCAAAAATGATTGATTTTGTTGAGCACCAAGAGGACATGATTGAATTAACTAAAACGGAATGCTCCTTGATTCAGATAACTACTTCTCCGCAGGGTACTCAAACATTTGATTTGCCTCCGACGCTAAAAAGGCAAACTGGCCCAGAGAAAGCCAGGAAAGATAGTTATTCTGCGTTAGTATTGGGCAATTGGATGATAAAAATATATTACGATATGATTGAAGCAAAGGATGAAAGGGTCGCAACCTTCACGCCAATGTTTATAAGATAGTAGAAAAAAGCCAAACTCGAAATAAAATTTACATGGGTTTAGTATATGAGTGCGGTGCGGGGTTGGTTAATACATATTTAGCCAAAGCAAATTCGGGCATTGATGCGTATATTTTTTCATCTGGCCCGTCTCTTTCTGTCGTCGACATAGAAAGTTTTTACGGAAAACCTATATATAGGATTGGTATAAATACTACATACCCTAAAGTTAAGCCAGATATGTGGATAGGGATGGACTACCCCAAGTGTTTTAACGAAAAAATCTGGCATGAGCCTTTTCCTAAAGTGCTAAGGTATCCATATAGTCAGCACGTTGTGAGAGGCAAAAAGGTCAAAGATTGCCCTTTTGTATACTTTGCTACAGTTGATGAAAAAAATACCCCACATCCAGAAAGAGAAATTTTTATGCGCAGGAGCCATAAAACTAATTTCATTTGGACGAATAATACCTTTACGACCACGTTACATATTTTAATATGGATGGGCTTTAAGAGGATTCATCTGCTTGGTTCGGACTTTGGAGGAGAAAAAACTTACTTCGAGGATTCTGAAGAATACAGGCCATTTAACCACGACAAAAACTCGCCCGCTGGAAAAATTTCGAAAAGCCAAGAGAAGAAAAACTTAAAATTATATATGCAGCAATTAAAGTTTTTAAGGCGTTTTTGCGAACATGGAGAAAGGCATGGCGTAGAAGTGATATCCTGCACAAAAAGTTCTCCAGCAAATGCATTATTGAAGTATATTGATCCCTCTCTGGCTTTAAAGCAATCTATCAAAAGATCAGAAGACTTTAAAAGTTAACTTTAAACTTTCGTTAGACTTTTATATTTTTGGGTGTATTATCAAGTATGCCTAGGAAATATACAAAAACATCAGAGTACTGGAATCAATTTAAGAAAAATGTTCCCAACAACAATCTTGGCGAACTTTTGAATAACAATGGAGAGCTTTCTGAGCCAAAATTTTGTGGAGAATCATATTATACCGAGGCTTCTTACTCAAGATCTCAGCCAAGCTCTGGCTCAGATGGAATAAGCAGGTCAAATAAGGTCCATAAAAATACCACAAAAAATAGATATAAGAATATTGAAGAAGGTATACTTCCTTTTGAGTCGAATAACTCTGGAGTTTCAATTAGGCAATCTATAGAGCTTTGCCAGAAGGCTTACTGTAATGTAGCAATCTTCAGAAATGCTATAGATGTTATGGCTGAGTTTGCAAATTCTCCAATATACCTTGAGGGAGGAACTGGACCAGCAAGAGAGTTTATTTCCAAATGGATGGATAGAATTAAGGTATGGGGATTAAAAGATCAATACTTTAGGGAGTACTACAGGAGCGGCAATGTATTTTTCTACAGAATAGATGGAAAATTCCAAAAAGAAGACTTTAAGAAAATTTCCTCCATATATGGCTCAGAGGGAGGCCTTCCTTTAGGCAAGATACCCATAAGATACATCTTGCTCAATCCTTATGATATTGTTGCAACAAAAACTACCGCGTTTGAGGATGGGGACTATAAAAAGATTTTATCAGAATACGAGCTAGATAGACTTCGAAACCCTAAGACTAAGGAGGATAAGGAGTTGTTTGATAGTTTGCCTTCGGAGGTGAGGAAGCAGATCAAGAATAAGGCTTTTTTCTCTGATGGAATTTTCGTTACCCTTGATCCAGAGAGATTGTCTTACAGCTTTTATAAAAAACAAGACTATGAACCTTTTGCAATTCCATTTGGATTCTCTGTATTAGATGATATTAATTGGAAGCTTGAGTTAAAAAAGATTGACCAAGCTATAAGCCGCACGGTTGAGAATGTTATATTAATGATAACAATGGGAGCAAAGCCTGATGATGGAGGCATTAACCCAAATAACCTAAATGCAATGCAGCAACTTTTCCAAAATGAAAGCGTTGGCAGGGTTTTGGTTAGCGATTATACAACTAAAGCAGATTTTATTATTCCTGATATCAATAAGGTTCTGGGTCCAGACAAGTATAAAGTTGTTAATGAAGATATTAGGGATGCATTGCAAAATATTATTGTAGGCCAAGAGAAGTATGCAAATACGCAGGTTAAGGCTCAAATATTTTTAGAAAGACTTAAGGAAGCAAGAAATGCATTCCTTAATGATTTCCTTCAGCCGCAGATAAAAATCCTTTGTAGGGCCATGGGCTTTAGAAAGTTTCCTGAAGCAAAATTTCAAGACATTGATATTAAGGATGAGGTGCAATTGCAAAGGGTCGCGACAAGACTTATTGAATTGGGTATTTTGCCTGCAGAGCAAGGGTTGAGAACTATTCAAACTGGAATTTATCCTTCGCCAGAAGAGCTTCAAGAAGGGCAAGAGAAATATGTTAAGCAAAGAGAAGATGGCATGTATAATCCTTTGGTTGGAGGAGTTCCTACGGTTGAAGCTGCAGGCGCAGAAGAGGATAGGGCCCTTCAGGAAAAAGCCAACAAGGCTCAGGCGCTGGAAAGAAAAAGGCTTGCTCAACAGCAACCGCAGCAGAATAATGTGCCAAATGAAACTGGCAGACCTGCTGGAGCTACCGCGAGTTATAATAGAGAGGATATTCAGGGAACCGTTTATGATATA